CCTTCTCTCAGCATCTAGCCGCATTTCCCACCCCTGTACAGACCAGTCCCATCCAGAGATGTCCGTCATACAAACTGGGCCTCTAGCCAACATACCACGAAGGTTGTCAGCTATGATCTCTAACCCAGAATCAGCCAAACTCAAGCCAGGTTTAGATGGGCAAGTTGCCCAACTGGCGATTTCAGCTTGGTTCTGAGGAGAACAGAGCCATCGTTCGATGATTTGGTCCACCAATGATACAGAACTAATGAGCCTGAATCGACCCTCCTTCAATTTGGAAACCTTATGGGGTTCCTTCTTGACAAAGAGTTTAACAGGATCAACAAGTCCAGCCGCGACCAATTTCTCAGAAGTATAGTCTTGGAAATTTCCCTCGCATAAGCGAAGTACTCTTTCTACGACAGTATCAACCATAGCTTCTCCATGTGTTTCCAGGACTAAAGAATTAGTCCTTCCTAATCCCTGCCAAGGTATTCCCGGCGCAGAATCAGGCACAACAGCCCGCAACACTCTTCGGAGACTTTGAGACTCCTTGAGCGTTTCAGCAATTCCTCCTCTGTCAAGAGAAGGGCAACCGTTGGTACACCACACAGATAATTCCGAACCCTCTCTAAATTCTCCGTAGGGAGACTGTCGAGGGTAGGACCCGCATAAGTTGAAGACCTCCAAGATAGCAGTCTGTTCTGAACTGCTGGGGGGAGGGGCGACGACGTGTCTTCCAGCGTGAAGACGGAAAGAACCAGCAACTCCTCCAACACCGAAAGTGGGCCAGCCGAAACCTTGGATTTCCTCGATTTCTTCTGTTTCTTCCTGCGTTGGGCCAGCCGGGGCTTTACCGTTTCCGCCGTAGAAGGGGTGGGTTCCGACTTCGGTGATTCCGAAACCCTCTCCTCCTTGACACCCGAAGAACCTTTGACCTGCGTCACCGTAGACGATTTCACCCCACTTGTATCCTCCGAGCTGGGGGCCAAGGCTCCGAGGGTAAAATCCGGGAGCTCGGACGGGCTTTCGACCGTAAGAGTCAGAGACTCTTC